AATTTCACAGCATCTGGCGAAGTATTGCTTTCCAACCCTGTCATCTTACGAGCTGGAAAAAGTTATGTACTCAGCACGCATGGTACTCCAACATATTTTTAAAGTTATTATCCCAACAATTTTTCGAGCACTAATCCTGCAACAAGCCCCAAAATAACATTTGTCAATGGCTATATCCATTTTTCAAAAATGGATACAATACCTACCAGTGTGTCCTCTCAGTATATGGCATATGCAAATATGCTTATTGTAGACGTTGAGGGCGAAGTACCTAGCGAATACAAGGTACAGAAAGCAACTATGGACGGCATTTCTGACGAAGTGAAACGCATTACAGGAGCAAGCGGTACTTTGACCACGGCACAGATTAAAACCGCACTGCAAGGCATCGCAAGCATCGCATAAGGAGAAAGCCTATGCCTATCAATCTGGAATTATGGCAGATTCATGTGATTCTTGCTGCACTGTCCAAGCTCCCGGAATGGGAGGGTGCGGAAACCATTCAGACCATTAAGGAACAGGTGGGTTTATGAATATCGAAAAATTCAAGAACGTACTGAAGCGGTTTGCTGAACATCTGCGTGACTTCGGTGAAGTGAAAGCCGCAGAAGCTGTGGAAAGCATTCTGAAAGCCGTAGACCGGGGAATATTCAACGAATAACAATTAAAGCACCGCCCTTCGGGGTGGTGCTTTTATCATAGTGGGTGAAAGAAATGATTGACCAAATTTTTATAGGCAATGTTGGTTCTTGCGATGAATATGGTGCAAGCGTTGCTGAACGGCGTATTATAAAGCCTAAAAAGAAAAGCATCAAAGAGACGGTTCCGTTTTCAAATGTGACTCATGACTTTTCTGCAATCAATGGTGAAATTTACTGGGAAGAAGGAAGTCTGGAATACGTCTTTGAGATTATCGCAAGTTCTGCAGAAGAATTGGAAGATAAGAAGCGTCTTTTCTGTGGCTGGATCATGAATGTGATGGAAGAAGAATTGCACGACCCATTTATCCGAGGTTATCACTTCAAGGCAACTTATGACGATATGGACATCGACGATTCTGAGATTGAAAAAGCAACTATCACTGTTACGTTCACGACTTACCCCTATATGATTTCTGACGTGCAACGAGTGTATGCCTTCAAAATCAAAACGGCAGAAGCTAGCATCAAAATCAATAGCAAGTCCAGCCACAGAATTACACCTGTAATCCAGACTGACGTAGAATGCGTTATTTCAAAAGATAGTTCCAGCTATGCGGTTCCGGTTGGCACGGTTTCAGACGATAAGTTCATGCTTGTTCCCGGTGAGAACATTCTGAAAGTCAAATCCACGAGCGGAAGCGGAACATTGAAAATTGCGTTCCATGACGAGGTGTTCTGATGTACATTGTGGATATTATCAACGGTGGTGTAAGCACTACAATTCACGGCAAATATACAAAGCTGGCGAGCGGTAAGATTAACAAAGGTATCAATGCTATTGATTCTTTTACTTTTTCGATGTTGCCGAATAGTCCCGGTTTTACGTTTATCAATGAATTTACCACTCATGTTACTGTCTATAACACGAACAAGAACAGATATGAATTCATGGGTCGTGTATTGTATGCCGAAACCACTATGGAAGATGACGGTCTTATTACAAAGACGGTTACCTGCGAAAACCTGTTTGGCTTCTTATGCGATAGCTGGCAGACCTATACCGATACACAGAACTGGACTGTCGCTGGACTTCTGCAACACATTATCGACTGTCATAACAGTCAAGTTGAAGAATACAAGCATTTCAAGATTGGTAATGTTACCGCTAAGGATAACAACGACAATCTGTATCAAGCCGTCCAGCGTGAAAGAACGTGGGATTCTATTAAGTCCAAATTATTGGACAAAATCGGCGGTGAACTTCAGTTCCGGGTAGAATCAGACGGAATCTACCTTGACTATCTGGAAAAGATAGGTGAAGAAAAACAGACAGCAATTGCTCTTTCTAAGAACATGAAGTCTATCACGAAAGAGCAAGACCCTACTGAATATGTTACCAGACTCATTCCTTTGGGTTGCAAACTGGTTGTGGACGGCAAAGAAACAGAACATCGTCTGGACATTTCTTCTATTCAGTCTGGTGGCGTGAATTACATTGACGATGAAGATGCAATCCTTCGTTATGGCATTCACGTCAAAGTAGTTGAGTGGGACGATGTGACAACGGCTTCTGCATTGCTTAACAAGGGTAGAAACTGGATGGCAATGAACAACTGGGTCAATGTCAAGTATGCAGTTACAGCACTTGACTTGTCTTTGATTGGTCTTGCGGTAGACGACTTTGACGTAGGCAATACGCATCCTGTTGTCAATGGCTTGATAGGAGTCAATGACGTTGCCAGAATCATCAAAAAGACTGTTGACGTATGCGATGAAACACAATCGACAATTGAAGTCGGTGACAGCCTGAAGGCACTTACCGACATTCAGGTACAACAGTCACAAAAGCTGGATAAACTAGCCGCTTCTGTTGGAACGATTCAGAGCGACTATGTAACCAATCAAGCACTTATTACCGAATCGATGAATACAAGCTCTAAAATCAACCAATCGGCTAATAGTGTGCTTGCTTCCGTGGAAGAGATTTATGCCAAAACTTCCACTATCGAAGAACACCGTCTGGAATACGAAGCTCAGCTTGAACTTTTGTCAAATGCGTTCAGTGTTAGGATTCAGGAAGCAGAAACCCAAATCAACAAAGTCGATAATACGCTTCAGGACAGACTAAATGAAATCACAAAGTATTTCACTTTTGATGTCAACGGTCTGACTATCGGACAGATAAACAATCCTAACCGAGTTGTTATCGACAACGACAAAATCAAAATCCTAGTAAAAGGTATGCCAGTACAGGAATTTAATGCTGACGGCACAGGTACGATCCCGACGTTGCATGTATCTTCCGCATTGAACCTGCTTGGATTGCATTTTACTTCGGACGAGACTCATATCAATTGCGATTATATCGAAGGGGTGATTGCTAATGGCTAATAGTGGAAGTACGACGGTAGCTGTCACTAAATATGACGACCTAGTATTCAGTTGGTCAGTAACCAGTCAGTCTATCGAAAATAACACGTCTACAATTTCGTGGAGAATTGAACTGGTAGCTGGTTCTGCTGGTTTGATAAGCTCCTCTGCCGCAAAGTCGTGGGAAGTTACTATTGACGGCGTTAAGCATACCGGAAGCAATACGGTGAACATTTCCAATAACATGCGAAAAACGCTTGCTAGTGGAACGTCCACGGTATCTCACAACAGTGACGGTAGCAGAACATTTTCGTATTCATTCAGCCAGTATTTCGGTATTACCTTTGCTAATGAATGGGTTGCGACAATCGCTGGCTCTGGTTCTGGTAATCTTGATACCATTCCCAGAAAAAGCAGTCTGAGCGTATCGAACGGCACGCTTGGCACAGCACTGGCACTTACTGTAACACAGAAGTCAAGCAACTTCACGCATACAATTACCTACAAATGCGGTTCGGCTTCTGGTGCTGTCTGCAACAAATCCAGCGAAACAAATCTTTCGTGGACACCGCCTAATGAATTGGCATCTCAAGCACCTAGCACCAACTCTGTTAAAGTGACCTTCACGATCACAACGTATAGTGGAAGCACTACGGTTGGTTCGGCTTCTGTGTCGATAACCTGCAATATTCCATATACAAATACGTTTGTACCTGTTCTTATGCCGACCATTTCCGATGCAATGGGCTATTCTTCAAAATACGGCAGTTATGTACAGGGATTTTCAAAGTTGAAGGTCGATATTGAAACCTACGGTGCTTATGGTGCATGGATTTCGTCTGTAAAGACCGTTTTCGATGGTGCAACCTATACCGCAACTTCTGTGACAACAAATGAAATCACCAGAGCGGGTAGCTTGCCTGTGAAAATCACTGTTACAGATTCCAGAGGTAGAACATCTGAATCTTCTACGACAATCAACGTTCTGGCTTATGACTATCCAAAGACAAATTCTTTTACCGCTCAGCGTTGCAATTCTGACGGCACGCTGAATCCTTCTGGTGCTTATCTGGCATTGAAGTTCAATGCGACTATTACGTCACTGAACAGCAAGAATACCGCTAAATATTATGTCGGCTATAAGAAGATTACCGAAGAAAATCACGACGCTGTGGAGCTGTCCAGCCTTTCAGGAAAGTATTCCGTAAATTCTTCTTACGTCATACCTGCTGAGACCACTTCCAGCTACACGGTGATTTTTACTGCAATGGATGCCTTCGGTCAAGCAAGAACAGTCATTACCGCTCCTTCTGTGAAGAAGGTTTTTTCTTTGCTCAAAAAAGGTGGCGAGATTGTCGGCATGGCTGTTGGCAAGATTGCAGAGTATGAGAATGTATTCGATATTGGCTGGCCTGTTAGATTTTCTGGAGGTGGCGACTGTGTCGTGGAGAGTGGCGAACAGAACGGCTGGACATACCGGAAGTGGGATAGTGGTGTAGCTGAGTGCTGGAAGATTCTGACGCATACAACTACGATCACGACTGAGTGGGGTGCATTTTATCACGGCACTGCTACAACCAGACAGAGCTATCCGTTCAACTTTGTAACGAAACCTATGGAACAAGTAAGTTTGACGGCTGGTAGTTACCAAGCAATCCTATTCCCTGAGAAAAACGGCAACGGTGTCAACGGAGCTTCTGCTTCTGCTTGCTATAACATTTGCAGACCGACTTCTATTACATCGTCCGTTGAATTTTATTTGAGTTTCTACGTCGTAGGAAAATGGAAGTAGGTGGTTTGATATGAACGTTGAAGACATCGCTCTGAAATTACAGGAGACGACAGACCGTGCTCTGAGAAATGAAGGGCGAATCAAAAAGCTGGAAGAAGAAAACGGAACGCTTCATTCACTGGCAACGTCTGTTGCCGTAATGGCTGAACAGATGAAACAGATGAACAAAAGCGTCACAACGCTCACTGAAGAAATGGACGAACTCAAAGAAAAGCCGGGAAAACGCATGGATGCTCTAATTGACAAAATCGTCTGGGGCATCGTTGGTGCGGTTCTGGCTTTTCTTCTGGCAAAACTCGGTTTATAAGAAAGGACGAAGAATATGGACATGATTGATTATCTGTTATTCAGCTATGGTGGCGAAATAGTCGCTATGCTGGTTACTGCAACCTTCGGCATTCTGGGTGCTGTTGCTAAAAAGATGGTTCAGAAGTTTCTGGACGATAAGACCAAGAAAGACATCGCAAAGACTGTTGTCAAGTTTGTAGAACAGTGCTACAAGAACCTTCACGGCGAAGAAAAGCTGAAAGCGGCACTGGAACGTGCTTCCGAACTGCTGGCAGAGAAGGGTATCAAGGTTTCTGCAAAGGAAATGGAAACGCTTATCGAAGCGGCAGTAGGCGAGTTCAACGAAGTTTTCAACAAAACTGAATAAAAAGAAAGGGCAATCGGAAACGGTTGCCCTTCATTTTTCATATATAACGAAATGGAGTGATAGGAATGGGTAGATTATTCCCGAACTATTCAAGCTATATCATTACCTCACCATTCGGAATGCGAGTGCATCCTGTTACAGGGAAGCAGACGAAACACAACGGCATTGACCTAGTCGCATCCAACGGCGGCGGTAGTGCATCGGACTATATCTCAGCACATACAGGAGGAACTGTTGAATCCGTCGGATATGGTTCTTCATCTGGATACTATATCAACATCAGAACTTCATCTGACACTATCATGGCTTATTATCACCTTCGTGAAATGGCTTATTTTAAGAAGGGCGAAACTGTAAAGCAAGGCGACAAAATCGGCTACATGGGCATGACTGGTACTGCTACTGGTGTGCATCTTCACTGGGGAATAAAAAAGAACGGTGTCTGGATCGACCCGAAACCGTATCTGACTGGTAACTATGGTTCTACTGGAACAACTTCTTCAAGCACAACATCTAAAGGGGGAAATACCGTGAGTATCGAAATGAATGTATTGGCAACAGGAAGCAAAGGGGAGCAGGTGAAAACTCTGCAGAGAATCCTGCTGGCTTTAGGCTATGGTGATAAATGCAAGAATTTCGGCAAGTACGGCGTTGACGGCTCTTTCGGAAATGCTACCTATGAAGCTGTCTGTGCCTTCCAAAGTGAGAATGGTCTGGACAAGGACGGTTCCGTTGGTCAGTTGACATGGAATAAGTTATTGAAAGGTTAAAAATGAGCCATTGACATTTCCATGAACTGGAAGTATAATAAGCGAGGTTTGGGAGATTGGTATACGGCATATATCATCGAAAGAAAGAGGGAGTGCTTCGGCACTCCCTCTTTTTTGCGTTTATGCGATAAAACCTTCTTTACGCAATTTGTACTCAATAAGATTGAGCAGATAAACCGGACAGCTTCTAGTACCAGATTCCCAATGTTGCATAGTGCGATATGGGAAACCGAAATACTGTCCGAATGCTGTCATGTTCATACCAGACAGCACTCGTAATTCTTTGAAAGTCATTACCAGTCCTCGCATCCTTCAAGATATTTCTTGGTCGCTTTTTTTAGTCCAGCAACTAATGCAGTCTTACCATAAATTTCTTCTTTTGTCAAGCCCAATGAGCCGAATGTATCTTCGTAATCAAGGGTGATGCAGTATTCATGGTTCGCTAGTTCGTAGTAGAACATATCAAAGATGAAACCTTCTCCGGTA